AGCAGAAGGCGGAACATTGTTCGGTCATGCTTTGGCAACGATAGCAAAAGACGGTTCTGGCTCGGTCAGAGTCCTTATCTAAGAGGTGAAAAAAGATGGTAGACACAACCGGAGAAGCAGACTTAAGGGCGAGCAATGTATCAGCAGTCGTTAAGGGCTTCGCACTACAAGAGTATAAGCTGAAACAGCTTTGCATGATTCAGAAGAGCAACGCATGGACGGAAACTTACTACAAGGAAACCGCAGCTGACTTGACAGCAGGCGGAGAAATTGATGTCAAAGGCGTGCCACGTCTGGCAAACTTTCCATACGGAGAGGTCAGCTGGGAGCTTACATCAGGCAGGAATGTAAAGCATGCAATGGAAGGCATAATCTCATGGGAGGACGCTAAAACCAACGCTGTTGATGTCATTGCAAGGACACTTCTAAGGATAGCAAGAGCTGTCGCCAAATCTGTTGACACAGTGATCGCCACGGCGATACTGAATAGTGCAGGAAATTCAGAAACAGCTAATGCTACATGGAACAACGCAGTCATAGCAGACAGAGACCCTGTTCAGGACATCTTGGACGCAAAAGCCTTCATAGCAATAGATAACTATGACGCTGACAAGAACGGCTTTCTCTTGGTTCACCCGACCAACTTCGCTGAGTTGATGGGAAACGCCAACGTCAGAAACGCAGGTCAGTTCTGGAGTGACGGCGTGACAAAGAACGGCAGAGTCGGAAGGCTTTGCGGATTGACAGTTATATCAAGCAACTCAATAACAGAAGGCGGAGCGCAGGTCGTCATAGCTAAAGAAGCTCTGACATGGAAATCTGTCGTGGGCTTGCAGGTTCACACCATTGAAGACCCCGGTATCAAATACACGATAAGGGCTTTCGAGGTTGGACAGATTCAAGTCGTGAACCCTGACGCTATCTGTAAAATAACAGGTGTATAAAGATGGCGGCTGGCACAGTCACAGTTTACGGCCCCTACACAGTAGGGGACGACTCAACGATAGCGTCTGCTCTTTCAACAGGTGGCGGAGCAATAGTTAAGAGCATAACAAGCTGGCAAGACATGCAGAATAAGCAGGTTTGGTTTGCGATATGCACGGAGGCTTAAAAATGTCAAAAGAAAATCGAAGGAAAGTCTACGATAGACTCGTAGCAGAAGGCAATCTCGACAAAGACGATGGAGCTTTAGTCAAAGAGTTTGGGAAACCAACAATCCCTGAACCTGTGAAACCTAAAGGGGGTAAGAAATAAGATGGCAGCCGAAGTTATAGACTCACTCGCACCACGAGAACTTATCCTAATGAATTATACTACTGCCACCTTGCCTGCGTCGGCAAAGCTCGGAACTATCGTGTATGATTCGACAACACAAAAGCTAAAATTCTGGGACGGCGCTTGGAAAGCCATCACATCAGCGTAAACTTTTTATACTTCTTCTTCTTTTTCTTCTTTATGGCTCGCAAAATGCAAAATATGTTTAAGCCTTCGAGATCCTCAAGAGCTACGCCGAGAGGAAACTCAGGCTATGACAATCCTCGAGAGAACATTGACCCTCAAATCAAGACGCAGACAGTATCAACTCGGCAGGGTTCGATAGAGAAAACACCAACAGAGCCTAATGATATCGTCAATAAAAAGTATGTTGACGACCTCACCATTGGAACTCATTTCGATTTCTATGCTTATGATGATGTCTCTGACATTGCAGGATATAAAGAATTTAAATTGACACCAAGCCCTGACGCTAAAGTCGAGGGAGATATTAGCATACCGGGCAATGCTACCGCTCAAGAGGTCGGGAAGAGAATCACAGAAGATGTTATCAACATTCCTGAATTAATGACTGTTATTTCAACAGGCGTGGCTACGTTTCACATTCATTTCAAGGCTGCGACAGCGAACAGATTAAAATTGTTTGCTAAAATATACACGAGAACAGCGTTAGGTGTTGAGACTTTGATTGCAACAACTAACATCTCCGAGTATATTTCTACTGTTGAAACACACTATAATTTACATGCAGACATTACTGAAACTGTGCCTTTGGCGGCTGGAGATAGGCTTGTTGTCAAGGCTTATGCTTCAAATTCAAGCCCAGCAGCTACAACATTATATATTTATGTCGAGGGAGACACAGCAACGAGAGTGAATCTGCCCGGGATTACTTCGCCTGCGAATCATGCGGGCATGACGAATCTGCCTTGGGGAGACTCAGGTCATAGTGGAGACTTGGTTGTTGAAGACCATGGAACGGCCTCAACAGATCAAGTCGTGAATGTTTGTTATGGCACGGACGCAACTCCGCCAACTGCAAGCGGCACAACTGAGGGGGCATTGTATTTTCAATACACGGCATGATGGTAGTTTCAACCTTCAACACAACGCCTGACGCTGCTGATGGTCACATTATAGATGGTCATGCTTGCGGAAAGGTTGCAATTAATACTGCGTCTTCTATGTTGTGCGGTGTAAGCGATGATATTTGCCTTTCAGACAGCAACTCGAACAGATATCATTCGGATTGTTCTTTCGATACTTCTGTGATTCCTGATAATGCGACAATAACTGCTGTTAGTTTGTGGATTTATGTTTCTTCTGTGATTAAATCAAGGAGATTGATTTGGAATGTGGCTTTTGACGCTAAGTTATTGGTCACGACAAGAAAGGATGAGATTGGAGCTTCTTTAGGGACTGGTAATTATGATTATGGCACAATCAGATACAGCTCAAATGCTTTTAAAACATGGGGTGCTGGTTGGAAAGAGTTTTCTTTAGGGGCTGCTTCTGTTTATAAAGATGGTGATACTGATTGCGAGATTAGACCGAATCAGGATTGGTATAATGATTTGAACAATCAAGGGCTGAAGTTTTATCTTATATGCACTACGAATGAGGGCGGTGCGAATAAGCCTTATCTTGAAGTGACTTATACTGTTCCTGCTTCAAATATGAAGATTAACATAGGAGATGATTGGAAGGATGTGGTCTGTGTTAAGGTGAACATTGGAGACGATTGGAAAGAGGTCGTTGCGGTCAAGCTGAACGTGGGTGACGCTTGGAAAGAGGTTTAAAGGTCTGTTTCTATCAATAGTTTTTCTAAGCGCTTATATCGCCTGCATTTAGGTCATAGAATGATGGGGATATATAGGTTCTGAAGCCTTAGAGGCATGCTCTTTTTGGTTCATTTCATGTATATTAGTAGACTCATTAGAAGTATATAAGTAGACTGATGAAACAAGTTTATAAATATTATTGGCTTGGAGTATATAGGTGGTTGAGCTACGCCTGTGCCTTCGGCTCTTACAAAACCTTTTTTTAGACAAACTACTGCGAAAAGGTTCATCAAAGCAACCAAAATGAGAACCCACGCAAAACCCCAAATGATATATATGTCCTACATCACCATAGTATTTATATATATGTATCCCCCTTCTTTTGAATACAATGGAAAACCTCGACGAAAGCATACATTTAAGGATTAACGGAGAAGTAAGAAACAACATCTCAAAAACAATAACAAAAACAAAAGACCGCTACGCCCACGAACAACACTTCATAAGGTGCGCAATACAAAGACTCATCAGATTCGAAAAAGAAAGAAACTATCAGGAGGAAACATACCATGACATCACCAACCCAAATGAAGAAAGGATTGCAGGGAGCAATCTTGAAGCTGATTTCGAGAGATAAAGAACTCGAAGCAGACGCAACAATAGCAAGCCTATGCCTACAAACAGGATTTACATTCAAAACAGTAAAAACAGTCATAGACCTAATGCACACAGCCAAGCTCATCACGCTTGAAGGCAACACAATCAAGAAACATGAAGCGAAACCCACGATATGAGTGCAAACTCTGCGGAAAACAATATAAGCTCATTGTCTGGGCAGCAAAACACAACGAAAGGAAACATGACAACACAGCAAAATTCAAAGGTCTATCCTTGCTCGGTAAATCGAGATTTGAGACCAAAGTATAAACAAGAGACATTCATGTCTCTGGAGGCAAAACAAATGGAAATAAAATGTGAAGAAAGCATAAGATTAGAGGACGGCAAACACATGGGACAAATAGTCGCCGTTGAAGAACGAACAGAACCATACGCATACATGGACTTAGTCATACAACCAACAGGGCATGACTTGAAGATGAAAGCAGGCTACCCAATGTTCCTGAACCCAACAAGCAAACTCGGCAACCTCTTAATGAGATTCGGAGCAGTTCTGGAAATAGGAAAAACTATTGATCCAGAAACACTCCTCAAAGGCAAAATGGTCGAGTTCATGACAATAGCCAAGCCGGGCAAAACAGGCAAAACATACGCCAACATCCTACCCGACAGCGTCAAGCCTGTTGAAGGAGCAATAGACGCCCCAAAACAATGAGCGTAGACAGCCTAAGAAGAGTAATTCTTCAACTCAGAGAGACACACAACGTGAGTGCAAGCTATGGGTTTTATACCCTCAAAGCCGTAAGAAAAGCAATCATGCAAGAGTGCGGAACAGACGAAAGAACTATTAAAGGCAACATAAAGAAACTCATAGAGCTTGGCTACCTCAAAAGATACAAGCGATATAGGTTCAACGATACAGGTGTAGTATATTGACTACTCAGGCACACAACAGGAAAGTAGCCCTCACCCCACGCTCCCCGATTAGGCACTATGAGCTTTGAACCCTGTTAAGGGTTCAGCAGCTCTCCGCGTCCCCTTCGCTTAATTCGAACAACGCTCGGGTCTCGCCCCATTCACGAGCGAAGCTCGGTCTGGGTCGACTATCATCGGGTCGGTGGGGTTCGGGTCTACCAAAGGCACGCCTGACGGCGTGCCTGACATGCGCCTAAAACACCGGCGCATGATGAAAGAAAGAAAAATGAGAAGCTACCTATCACAACGAAGAGCAGCCTGGCGCAAAGAGACAGAAAACAACATGCGCAGGCTCGCTGTGAAAGATAAGGAAATGAAAGCCGCTGCTGGCAAGGAAGAAACTGACAACGCTGGCAAGGCTACGACGCAAGAGCAGACAGCCCAAGAGTAGGCGACCACATACTGAGAAGAGCTAAGCCTTAACCCCTTCAACCCTTCTGCTGCGTAACGTAGCCCTGCTTGTGATAAGCCCTGATAGTGTGGCTGTCCCTGCTGGCAAGCGTGACAACAACAGAGCCGCAACGACAGCGGCGTAGAAAGAAAAGACGAAAGGAAATGTCGACCTTTGGAGGAAAAATGTTAACTTTATTTTTGTTTGCGTGTTTCGTGTTCAGCTGCGGATTCGCAGGCTATTTAGTAGCTGAGGAGGTTAGAAATTGGCAGAAAAAGAGAAAAGAATAATTATTGACAGGCATGATTGGGAGGGCATGCAGACGGCAGTAGTTGCTGAGTTGAAGTCCAGCCATATTGCTGTGAAGGTCTTGACTTGTCAGTTGAGATATATTGATGAGCAGATTGCGAGGCTTCCAAAAGATGAGAAGGCGGTCAAGCCTGTTGCAGGGGTTGGTTGATGTTTGAACAGGTAGAACAGGTCTGGAGTGAATTTGTCGAACAAGAGTTCGAGCTGGATAAGTGGCAGAATGAAGTTTTGAATTTTTGGGGCGATATTGTTATCAGGGCTGGGCGTCAGGTTGGAAAGTCAGAAGTTGTCAGTCGGAAGGCTGCCAAATTCTCTATTTCCAACCCTGCCACAACGACGCTTATTCTTGCCGCCTCTCAGAGGCAATCCTCTCTTCTTTTTGAAAAGAGCAGAGGATTGCTTGATCTAATCGACGCCAAGCTTGTTGAAAAGGCAAAGCTCGCTCACCCTGAAGAGTGGCAGCGAGCCTCGAGCAGGGAGAAAAAGCGTGCTTTCCAGAAAAAATATGGTATCTATGAGGAAGCTCCGAGCATGACGAAGGCTCATTTAAAGAACGGCTCTAAGCTTTACTCTTTGCCTGCTGGAAAGACCGGAGCGTTCATAAGAGGTTTTACCCTTGACCTTCTCATATTGGACGAGGCAGCCTACATTCCAGACACAGTATGGCTTGCTGTGAAGCCTATGATAGCCGTCTCGAGGAAAATGCACGGTTTTGGGCATATCATCATGCTCTCTACGCCTTTCGGCAAGGGAGGCTTCTTTTATGACTGCTTTCATGACTCTGACTTCCGGCAATGGCATGTCAGCAGCGAGAATTGCAAGAGGATTCCAAGAGAGTTTCTGAGGAAGGAGAAGAAACGCCTCACTAAAGTAGAATATGCTCAAGAATATCTGGGAGAGTTCATTGACGAATTTAACCAGCTCTTCAGCACAGCCCTCATTAAGAGCAGAATGACTTTCATGAGGTGGGAGGAGAAGCTCGACCGGGCCAAGAAATACTTTCTCGGCGTCGACTTCGCGCGCTACGGCACAGACGAGACTGCCTTTGTGATTGCAGAAATGCACAGACCTGAAGGCAAGCATAAAGACAACGTCAGAATCATCTATGTCGAAGCCTACACAGGCAAGAGCATGACGGACACCGCAGGCAGAATCCTCACCTTACACGACAAATTCAGCTTCGCTAAGATTATGGTTGACGACCATGGTGTAGGCGGAGGAATTACTGACTTTCTCATGGAGAAACTCGGGCGTAAGATCCTTCCGCTTAACAATGCAAAGAAAACGCTCGACAGGGACGGCAGGAAGGGCAAGCTCTTCAAGGAGGATTTATACTCGAACGCCTTGATGTTAATGGAGAGTGAGCCTTGCCGTATTGAAATGATTTCGAACCTTAAATTGCTCAGAAGCTTGAGAAGCGTGACTTTTGAATACACAAGCGAGAAGAATCTGCGCATTTATGGCAAATATGACCACATTGCAGAGGCTTTTGTGCGTGCTTGTTGGTGTGTAAAAGCGAAACATTTAAAGCTTTTCTTATTATAGCAACAGAAATGGAGGCGATATTATGACGACAAAAAAGTTCAAATTCGGATTCCGGAACAGATTCTTTGAGGTTGAAGTCAAAGTCAGGCTGCTCATCAAAAAAAAGGGGTGGTTTTAGATGGCGATGTCTATAACTATGGCAGACAACAATGACGTAGACCACTTCTGCGGAGCTAACGTAAACGCAGCTTTTACTGACGCTATGAAGGACGACACAGGCTTGATGGCTGAGGCTGCTGTCTGCAACATGATAAGATATGACGCTACAACAGATTGGGCGTTAATCGGAGCTGTTGAAAAAGTCTTAATGACTGAGTATGTCGCAAGATCTATCGCTTTAGCTGCGATAGCCTACGACATGAGCGGATTCACGACGAGGCTCGAAGCTGAGGATATGATGAATATTCATGTTTGGCGACTCAGGGCGATTGAGAAGCTCTTGACTGACCAAAAGACGCTGACTTTCATTAGAGGAGGCACGCCTTAATGACGTTAAATTTTGGCTATGATGAAGAAGGCGACCTCTTCGGAAAGAGGAGGTATGGCGGAGCAGGTCTCGACGTAGGTAAAGGCAGAGGGAGAGGCTTCACCGCTGTTGTGAGCGTCGAAGGTAAGGGAGATTATGAGGACATTCAGGCTGCGATTGACGACTTGCCTTATACTCATGTCGGAGGCAGAATCTACATTGACGACGGCACATATTACATCTCTTCAACTATCACAATCGACAGGGACGATTTAGAGCTGGTTTTCAGCAGCAAAGCCCTTGTTAAAAGAAAAGTTGACGGAGCGTTTAATCTCTTCAAGCTCGGTGATGGAACTACCCGAAGGCAGAACATCACCATACGAGGCCTGAAGATTGACGATATTGCGGGCTCGGCTGCAAGCAATGGAATCGAGCTTGACTTCGTCAAGAACGTCAAGATTGTTGACTGCACGATTGAAAACACGCATGACGCTCCCATCATTGTAGACGCAAGCTCTGACTATGTCTGGCTGTTGAACTGCCATACTGATAAAGAATTTACTATTGCAGGGAATAATGTCGTCATGGCGAACGCTCAACACGCTGGCAACATCGTAATCTCTGGAGATGATGTCACAATTACAGGCTGCAATTTCAAGCCGACAAGCTTCACCATTGACGAATCAGCGAGCACCAGATTAATCTTCATCGGCAACACAATCGAGACAGGCATGGACGACCACATCTTCCTGACAGGCACGGACGGAACATTCATCGGGAACATCAACAAGGCGAGGACTACATGGGACTGGGATTATTCAGGAGCAACGAGATGTCTCTTTATTGATTATGACAATATCAGCGGTGAGACTTTCACAGCCGCGAATCATACAGCTATCGGGAACGGAGCTCCTCATCATGCGGAAAGTCACAACGTAGCTTCACATTCTGACACGACAGGGACAGGTGCAGAACTCAACACTTTGACTGACGACAGCATGGCAGACGCTCTGCATAGACATTCAGAGCTATCCGCCTCAGATGGAACGCCAAACCCTGCCGTTCATTGTGACGCAAATGGCAACCTAATTGGAGATTCAACGACAGGAACTTTTGTAATCCCTTCTTTAACTCAGGCTCAAATCAACGCTCTGGGAGGAATCAACGGCAGAATAGTCTACAACTCAGATGAAGGATATATGTTTATGTATGTAAGTGGAGCATGGGAAGAAATCGGAGTAGCAGCCCCTATTTTCACAGCTGCAATGCACACAGCTATCGGGAACGGTGCTCCTCATCATGCGGAGAGTCACAACGCAGCTTCACATTCAGATATTACAAAGACAGGGGCGCAAATAGACGCAGCCGTCACGGCAAGCCACGCGGCAAGCCACAGCGTAGCTTCACATTCCGACACAACCATCACCGGAGCGGAAACAGAAACGCTCTCCAATAATAGCATGGCAGACGCTCTGCATAGACATTCAGAGCTATCCGCCTCAGATGGAACGCCTGATAAAGCGTGGTTTGTGGACGCAACAGGAAACCTTCAAAGCTCCGTCGGAGGACAAGCCTTCATCATTCCTGCTGTTACGGACGCACAATTTGGCAATTTAGCAGGGACGAGAGGAACAATTGTTTATAATAATGAAGAAGGAGCTTTGATGTATTCTGATGGGGATTCATGGTATATTATTGACAGCACATGGTTTGGCGACGTGTAAAAAAGGAGATGATATAAATGGCAAAAACAAAACCGAGCGGAATTGATTATACTGACATGAGCAACCAAGTTGATTTAATCACAATTCCATCAGAGGAGACAAGTCCTCAAGACTATCAAATGCAATGGGGCAAATGGTATGGCTATTATAAAGGAATCAATGCTTATTCCAGCCTTGTCGATAAGAAGAGTATTTGGACGGTTGGAAAGGGCTTCGAGGCTGACAAGAAAACGACAGCTATCCTTAACAACATTAGAGGTATGGGTAAGGACAGCTTCAATACAATCATTCAGAACGGAGTCAAGGTCTACACGATTGGCGGAGATTTTCTCGCAGAGATCGTCAGAGATAGACGAGGAAAGCTCATAAATCTAAAGCCGCTCAATCCCGGCACGTTCAAAATATTGGCTAATGACTTGGGAATCATCACAGGCTACGAGCAAGTGAGCAACCTGAACCCGAGCAGGGCAGGAAGTAAAGGAAACATGTTCAAGAAATTTAAGCCTGACCAAATCTTTCATCTGGCTTGGAACAGGACAGCGGACAATATTCATGGAACAGGCACGGCTGAGAAGATGGAGAATGACCTCAAGAGATATGAAGAGGTTGTCAGAGACCAAAGAATCATCTTCAACAGGTATGTAAAACCTCTGTGGGTCTTCAGCGTAGACTCAGACAACGACGCAGAGCTGCTTTCTTTCAAGCAGAAGGTAGACCAAACCGTGAACAAAAGCGAGAATCTTGTAGTGCCTAAAGACACAGTTGACAAGATTGAAAGAATCAGCATACCGCCAAATTCAACCCTCGACCCTCTGCCTTGGATTAAGTTTCTGGAATCTCAATTCTTAAAGGCAGAGGGCGTTCCTGCTATCGTTCAGGGAGTCTCAACAGGCGGTTCAGAGTCAGAGTCAAAGGTCTTATATCTTGCATGGCAGCAAGTTGTAGAGTGGAATCAGCTCTTTATAGAGGAGCAGATTCGCATGCAACTTGGCTTAGAAGTAGAGTTCAACTTCCCTGCAATGATAGAGCCTGACCTTAAAAAAGACGAAAAAAAGGACGGTGATGTAGCAAATGGCAAGACTACTGGAAATGACAAAGACAAAAAAGGAAAAGCTTGATTGGAGAATCCCAATCGCAGCAATCATAGGGCTTGTGATTATGGAGTGCGTAGCCCTTAGCAATGGAATCAACGGAACAGTTTTCTCTGTTGTGATTGCAGCAGTAGCAGGATTAGGAGGCTGGGCTTTGCCACAGCTCAAAACAGGAGGAAAGAATGACTGAAACAGAAGAAGAAACAATCAAGGCAGCGAAAGAGAAAGCTGCCGCAGAGGCTGAAGAAAGGATCTCTGCCGCAGCAAAGAAAGAAGCAGACGAGAAAGCTGCTGAAGAGAAAGCAGCTGATAGCAATGCAGAGCTAAAAATTGCTACCGAAGTCAGCAAGAGGCTGAATGAGAAACTTGCAGAAATCAAAGGCGTCGAAGAGAAGATTGACAAAAAGATGTCAGACTTCAAGGCCTTTGTCAAAGAAACTGAAACTCATGGCGCAGCAAAGGCAGGCCAAGAGAAGAGCGAAGCTCAGAAAGAGAAAGACGCAGCTATGTCATTGGTTGAAGGCACAGGTCTCAATCCATTCGCAGAAGAGTCTCAAGATGGAAAAGCCAAGTGAAGATTTTAAATGTGTTGCTTGCGGAGAATGTTGCAGGCTCTTCACATTGCCTGCGAAGAACGTCATAGAATTAATGACTATGTTTCAGAAAGCGTTTGGCTTCAAGCTCAAGAGCTATGATATTCAAGTCCTTTTCAAGGGCGAGTGCGAACATTTGAAGGGGAACAGTTGCTCTATCTACGATAAAAGACCGCAGAAATGTAGAGAATACCTATGTCGTCGGCACACCAACCACATCGTGCCCGCTGGTCAGCTCTATTATAAACGCTGTCGGGTCTGTCAGCAAGTCGTGAAGTTTCAGAAGGATTCGCTCAGAGACAAGCAGAGCGTCTGCGGTGATTGCTGGGTTTGGTGATGTTTTGCACCTCTCGGCTTTCTTGTCCTACGGAGAAATCCGGAGATGAAAACATGAAACCAAACCAAGAATCAATTACATACCGAGACGCGCTGCATAATTGTAATGTGTGCATCGAGCTGACAAAGCTCGACATCTGGAAGTGTTCGACCGCTCTTGCGGCTGTCTTCAACATGCCAAAAGAGCAGACCCTCGACGATTTGATAGCTCTAAGGAGCAAGCTCCTGAAGCAGGCTCGAAAATGAACCGAGCAACTCTTCTTTTATTTCTTTTTCTTGTGTTCACCCTCGCTGTGAATGTTTTGTTGAGGCTCTGACGAGGCCTCAATCGAAAGTTTTATATATCTCAGTAGCCTCATCTCTCAACTGAGGTGTATATTTATGGCAAATGAAGCAGCAATCGTGGAGCTTTTAGGCAATGGCGGAGACCCAATTCAATACGTTTGTGTTGATGGTGACGCATTTCCAAAGGGCACAATTCTGAAACTTTCAGACAACAGAGAGGCAGACCTATCTTCAGCAGATGGAGAGATGTGTGCAGGTATCGCAGCAATGGAGAAGGTTGCAAATGATGGCAGCCTGACCGTGACAGCTTACACTAACGGAATCTTCACATTGAAAGAGGCAAACTCAGCTGAGATTGCGGTCGGAGCAAAGGTCACAATCGGTGGAGCTAACCTTATCAAGCTGGCAGCAGCAGGAGAAGCAGAAGGCGGAACATTGTTCGGTCATGCTGAGGCAACGATAGCAAAAGACGGTTCTGGCTCGGTCAGAGTCCTTATCTAAGAGGTGAAA